CTTGGGAACCGAAGCGGATCTTTGTAGCAGTCTGGCCCCATCTTGGCGACAAACAGCACCGGGCTCATCACTTCTTCAAAGTGCATGGTCTGCCCTGCTTTGACCAGCCCGCTTTCGTACTCTTCTTCCGCTTTGGGCAGAACGCAGAGCAAGTGGTAGGTCACAGGATCAGGCACTTGTCGGGCCTTTTCGGCATCGGTTTGCGGCAACACGGTTGTGTTTTCGCCGTCACTCAGGAGTAGTTCACTCATCGTCGTCTTCCGCTTTCTGTGCAAGGTCAAGTAAATAACGCTCCGCGATGGCTAGACCTTGAATGACACCGCAGAGTTTTTGATACTCATCAAAGCTACGACATGCCCCACCGGAAAGCGAATCGGCGTAGTTGTTCATGTCTTCACGAATTTGTTGACGCAGTACGTCGGCAAACTTCTTAATCATTTAGTGCTTCCTTGCTTCTTCGTTGCTACATCGTAGTCAAGCGCCTTGCTACGTGCCTGCAGTCTTTCCTGTGCACGGGACTTGGCCATCTCAAGCCCCATACGCACACCCTCACGTTCTTGTTGTGCAATGAGATTGGCTTTGTCCCTCTCAATGTCCGCCTGAGTCTTCATAGCCCGAAGCTCCAAGTCACCCTTGACCCGTTCTTCGTCAAGTGCCTGCTTGTCGGCCTGTGCAGCGGCGTCAAGGGACATCTTCTGGGCCTTGATCTGCGCCTCGGCTTGCTTGATCTGCAACTCCTGTTGGCGCAACTGAAGCTCCATCTGCTGCATCTGGAGCACGGGGTCTTGTGCCTGCTGCTGTGCCTGCATCTGTGCAGCCTTGGCCATGTCTTGCTGGAGCACCTGCTGTGCGGCCTGGGCCATCATGCTGCTGAGCGCGATCTCGATCTGCGGGGGCAGTTTCTCGTCCTCTGGGGGCAGGGACATGCCCAACTGTTGCTCAATCTTCTGACGCATGAGGTAGCCCACATGCTCCGCAACGTGGGCGGTCAGCGCGGCCTGGATTTGTTGAGCGCGGGGGTTCTGGCCGATGAACTGCGCCACCACCGGGTCTTGCAACAGCATCATGTGCACCTGAATGTGCGACTGGTGGTCTTGGTGCAGGAACGCCTTCATGGGCTTGTTCTTCAGCACGTTCTGGTTCTCAGTTACCGGATCTTTGGGCAACTGATCGTCCTCGATGGGCACGAGTTTCTCGGCGTTCTTGATCCCTAGCACGTCCAACATGGAACGGTGCAACTGCGGCAAGTCGTAGATGTCTGGGGCCATCTGCGCCATCTGAATGACGGCTTGGTACTGCACCACACGTTGCGACATGGTCGCCGCGTTGGGATCGCTGACAGGGATGACATCAACGAGGTCGTAGTCGGCCTTCTTGGCCTTCTTTGTCCCGTACTCGGGGTCGTAGGTGTAGTCGGGGTCCGTGTAGTCACGGATGATGTTTTTGAGGAGCTTCAACTCCTGTTTGAGTGAGTAGTGCGTGCGGGCCTGAACTGCCGTCAAGACCTTAAGCTGGCGCTCCAGCAGCGCCAGGGTGGTGCCCACAGGCGTTTGGGCGGACATGTCCGACACCTTCATGTCGGCAGTGGCAGCGAAGCGTCTGCCCTCGTCCACGATGTTGCCGAGCAACTGGTACAGGACCGTGGAGGGCTCCTTGTACGGCAACGGCAGGATGTTGTCGCGCAGCACACCGGAGGGGATGTCTACGTCTCGGAACTCGCCCGGGGCGATGGGCGTGTCGTCGCCCTTGATCCGCAGGCCACGGCTCTTCAGACCGCCTGGGAGGTTGCTCAGCGTGCCTGCGTCCACAAGCTGACGCATGATGCTCGTCGCACTCTTGGCGAAGCCACCAATGAGGTGGAACAGCCCGAAGCCATACGCGCCAAAGCCGGGGATGTACTGGTAGTGAACGAAGTGCTGGCGCTTGAGCTTGAGCTTATCGTCCTCGTTCCAGTTACGCCGGATGGCGAGGATGTCGTTCGTGCCTTTGACAAGGGTCACCACGTACGGGAGCGCTATTTCTGAATCGTTGCCCTCGCCGTACGGATCTTCTGGGATGTGAAGGTCAACGTGCACCTCGTACAGCGTGAACCTGTCGTCGTTCAGGTCACTGAAGCCCGTCTCCTTGTCCTTGGCCTTCTGGATGTCGGTCATTGACCGATCAGGATCTCCCAATTCCACATCGCGGTAAAACCCCGCCGCCTGCAGCTTGAGAATCTCGTTCTTGCTCTTGCGCATGACGTGCGTCAGACGTCTGCAGGTGTCGAGATCCGTGGTGCCGTAGGGCAGCAGAATGTCTTCTGCGGGCACGAACATGGAAACTTGGCGCTCCAGGCTCGGGTCGTAGTACACCTTCTTGAACGCCGAGCCCGTGGCCGGGAGGCTCCACAGCATGCGCTCATGCTCTGGGCGGAACTCCTTCATCGTCTCGGTCAACTCAAAGTTCATGTCGTCCTGAACCCGGATCGCCGCTTCCTTGACGTCTGGCGTCTCCTTGCCGATGATCTTGGTCCGCACCGGCCCCTGCGCAGGGAATGTCTCGGTGATCATCTCGGACTGGAACCGCACCACCGCTTCGGTGATCATGGGGTGGAACACACCACACGCGCCGTTCCACGGCTCGGTGCGTTCCTCGATCTGCAGGCCCAGGAGCTTCAGGCCCTCGGTGTAGGCTTTCTCCCAGTCCTTGCGGGAGTTCTTGTCCTGATCGATGTCACTCTCGATATCACTGCCGATGGTGTTGAGCGCCCCCTCATCAAGCTCTTCAGCAAGGTTGGCCGTGAAGTCATCACTGCCCTGGCTGGTGGGCATGAGGTCAATCTCCAAACCGTCGATGCCGATGGTCACGCTCTCGGGATCTTCGATCTCAATCTCGATGGCGGGCTCTGGCGACAGAGCGTCTCCTATGGGTAGCGAAGGATCGCTGTACACCGCTTTGTCGATGTTCGTTGCCATGTCGGGGTCTTTCAGTAGTACGCAGCACGTCGCAGGCTGCGGAAGTGTCGGGGCTCCTCGGGCTCATCCGACGGCAGGCGTATGAAGCCCCCGTTGCGCATGCGCATGAGCGCCTGGGTCATCGTATCAACATAGTCGTCGTGCTCACCAGCGGGGAAGGCCGCGACCTCCTCCACAAGCTCTCGTGCCCAGCGGGTGTCTGGCACCCACACACGGCCTGAGGTAAACATGTCGGACACCGCGTTCAAGCGCACGACCTTGTCGTTGCTGGTGCCTGTCTTGCCCCGGCTGGGGCTGAACTCGCTGATGGGTATGCCCATCGCCCGAAGCTCCTGAATGAGCGGCGCTCCAGCGGCTTTCTTCTCGATCAGACACGCATCCGGTTCCCACTCGCGGTAGTACTCGCTGGCACGCTTCTTGAGGTCGGGAAATGCCCACCTGCCTTTGATCGCATCCAGCAGGATGATGTGCGCATTGGCATTGTCTTCTTCGTTGAACCACACACCCCATGTGGTGCAAGCGCTGTAGTCAGCGCTGGTCTTGGTCTCGTGCGCGGTATCCCACGACTGGATGATGTACTCACAGGTGGGCGGCTTCTCAGGCTCCCAGACCTTCCACATTTCGCGTTTGATGACCGCTGCCACCTCTGAGGTGGGGTTCTGCATGTACTGCGCCTGCCAGAACCTCGGGTCCATGCCTGCGCGTTTGGCCTGAAGCTGCTCCAGGGGCCACTGCTCGGGCCACAGAGACTTCTCCTGCGGCGTGTGCTCATGCAGGATGGCCGGAAGCTCCACGATCTCCCACTTGTCCGCGTCGGGATTTTTGACCTGATGGTTGATCAGCATGCCCGTGAGGTCCAACTGAGACCACCGGGTCATGATCACGATGATCGCGCCCCCTGGCATCAGGCGCTGCAGCGGTCCTGTCTGGAACCAACCCCATGCCGCGTCGAACGGCGTGCGTGTGCCCGCCTTGATGTCCTGTTCCGAGTGTGGATCGTCAATGACGAAGAGGTCGGCACCACGCCCTGCGATGCTACCGCCCACGCCGACCGCGTAATACTGGCCTCCAGCGCTTGTAGACCACTTGCCTGACGCTTTTTGGTCCTCTGAGACCTGCGTATCGGGGAAAATAGTGGCGTATTCGGGCGTTTCGATGAGATTTCTGATGCGCCGACCGAAGTCTTCAGATAGGGAGGATGTATGAGTCCCCATAATGATCTTTTTATGGGGAAATTTGCCTAAAAAATAGGCCGGAAACAGGTAAGAACTGAACTCCGACTTACCCATACGCGGCGCGATGTTGATAATTACCCGCCTTTTGGCCCCGGAGATCACATCTTCGAAGATTTGCGCCAGTTTGCGGTGGTGAGCGCCTTCCTTAAAGCCCGGATAGTTGAAATGTGCGAAGCCAAGAAGGGTATTTTGCGCAGCAGTGATGCGATGTCGGCGCTCTTTCTCTTCTAGGAGATCAAAAAGCTCCATTTTCTCCCGCACACTCATGGTGGGGAGCGCGGCCTGGATGGCCTGCGCCTGCTTGGGCGTCAGGAAATCAGGCAGCTTCATTGCTAAGAAGCGGCGTTACGTCTGTCGGGGTAACGTCGGTGACGTTCATGAACCGCGCCAGCTTCTCTTTGAGCTTGTGCTCAAGCTCCTGATCCGTGATGTCCGTCTTCTTGACCTCGACACGGTCGGTGAAGAGCGCCACCTCAGTGACCCGGCCCAGTAACTCCAAGGCGCGCAGGCGGATGCGGGCATCCGGGTGCTCTACCTCTTCGAGGATCTTCGACACTGCGTAGCCCCGAAGCTCCTTGGCCTGATTGACGAACTCCCAGTCATAGGCTGTGAGCATGCCGGTGAGGTGGCGCACCGCAGCGGGCGTCTTGAGCGCCAGCAGCGCAGCCTTTTGCTTGGGGTCGGTGTCGGGCTTGACGAGCGCCTGGAACGCATTCTGCGCCAGCGAGGAGGCTGCTGCGGCATCTGCCGTGTCGGCAGTCGGCGCTCCCATAGACTCCAGCCAGTTTGCCGTCTCGTGCTGCGCGTTGATGAGCGCCTGCGGGTCAGCCTTCTCCAGGGGGAGCGTGTCTGCGGTGTCACAGACGGCGGGCTCAAAGTCGATCAGGTGGTCAAGCATTTCAAAGCGGGGCTTGCGTCCGAGTTTGGCGCAGTGTACAGTTGCAACTGTCTCCTTGCAAGTTTCTACTTGCTTTCTCCCTGATGCAGCCGCAAGGCTGTTTCAGCGCCCCAGGTTTTTGGGGCGTTTTTTTGTATGGTAGTGTCAAGAGTTGGACAGAAAAAGCTACAACTTTTTATGTA